GCGTTGTTAGAAAATTTAACAGCCATCGTAGTACCCTGCTTAGCTAATTGTCACGACCCATTCGATGGTCATTATGTCATCGGAACCAGCATTTATGACGCTAAACACCGTTCTCGCCAGCATATCGCCGCCGCTGCTGGCATCAAAAATACCGGCTTCGGTAATAGCGCCTGTGCCATCGCCTGCGCCCCAGGTACACGCAAACGTAATGGTACTGCCTGAAACAGTGCCGCCCGCAGTTGTCAGCGAGTTTCTATCAAGCTCGTTACCTAAAGCCGTGTTGCCCGCCGCCGCCGCCGCAGACCCCGACCCAATTGCCATATGCGACATGGCGGAGTTTGTGCCTTTCATGCGGTCGGCAACCCACTCTTTCCCTGCCGTAACGACGAGGTTGTTCGTTTCCTGCACCACTTCGTCATTCAAGATGATTTTCAGTTGGCCGGTCATTTTCAAATCTTCATGGAACATGTTTGTTCTCCATTAATTAAATAGTGGGGTGTTGAAAGAAGCTGCATTGAAACCGGCGGTTGATCGCCGAGTCACAGTCACAGATTCGAGAAAGCCGAAAGAGTCGGTAACTTCTTTGGCTATTTGCCAGCTATGTGCGTCTGTAAAGCCAAATACATTGGTTTTATTTCCGACCACGGCCTTATCCGTGCTGGCAAAATCATCAAGCGTGAACGAATCATTAAAGGAGCGGTTAAACGTGTGTGTTCGTGTAACAACGTCCGCTAACGCAGCGCCGTCACTCATGGGTTTCGTTAAGTGTTTCGTAGGAGTGTCTGGGGTGGTGATGCTCTCATTAAGCGCACGATTAAATTCAACTGTTCGTAGAAACGTGTCGGTGCTTGTTACGTTATCCGTTTTACCCAGCGTTGCGTCGATGGTGAACTGGTCGCTCGGAGTAAGCACTTCCGTAAGCGGCTTGGTGTACGTGACAACTGTCAACTCATCTAACGTGCAGACATCATTAACTACTCGGTTTTTCGGCACATAGGCCAGCGCCATGCCGTCCATCACCGCAGTAGTGTGTGTCGCACTTACCGTAAAATTGGTATGCGAGATAACGGCACGAATTGTCATTAGAAATCATCCCGTATTTTGAATTTTAACTTGTCGAAGATGGTCTGTTTCTGCCCTGTGCTATTCTCAAGCTCAATTTCGCCTTCATAAGTCCCCGCCGCCACGTCAAGCGTCGTTGGGTTCCACTGCATAAAACATTTACCGTCCGTATAGGGGGAGTGTCTGCCGCAGACGAGGGTATCGAGGATAGTGTCGCCCCCGAGCGCACGAAAACGAACGCGGATCGTTTGCCCGGTCAGGTCAATAGCAGCCCACGTAGTTGGATCATTGGCGTCCAGCGTCTTACCGGCTGCTGCGGTGTTGCTGTCCCGGAGCGTAAATTGTAGTTCAGGTAAATCATCACCCGAAACCAGCTTGATAGAATCGTAGTAAGCCATTTATACTCCCCCGCGAACGGTCGCGCGCTCAAAGCCCACGTTGTTAACCCTTAAGTTAGCGCGGCGGGTATCACGACCCTTCGCGTCTTCAATATGCCTGTAAAAAAGGTTCCTATAGTACATAGATAACTCTGTGTCAGACCATTCCTTATTTGGGATAGCCGCTAGCTTCCAAATAGCCCCGCAAGCGATCGAACGACCATGCGACTCAAATATAAAGTCTTCCACCCCCGACGCGGTGAGTGATGTTTTAAGTATTCCCACCCCAGAGAACATATGCTTATCCGCAGGTGTGGGGTAAAAACGTATTTGGTTATCCTGGTAAATGCTATAGAACGTTGGGGCCGCATTACCTGCTGTGCTTGACCTTGAGAAGTGGCGGTCAGACACGCGGCTGCTAGGTACACCATCAACATAGAGCGTTAGGATGTTCTCTAGTACCGCCCCAGTAGGTACGTCAATCTCATAGTCCGAAGCGCTTTTACTGGTGTAGTCAGGCTCAATATCGAAGCGCCAGATACCGCTACGCGCGGTGTACTCCGCTGCGGCTTCCTGGAGGTGGGATTGGATAACAATTTCTGGGCAGCCGGGAACATGGGGCTGCACGTACGGAAAGAAGCTGTCCCATGTTTTAGCCATGTTAAGTCACCGTGCTAGCGCTGTTCGGGGAGACCGCAGCGTCAACCTGTGTTTTGGTTCCCAGCGCCGTGTTAAATGCGTTATAAGCCCCGACCGCTCGTTGCTCGTTCGCGCCGTATTCAGCATCTTTCGAGTAGGAACGGTATAGAACCCAGTCGATCATCGGGGACATATAAATGTCGTCCAACTTGATTACTTCGGTACTAGAACCATCGGGGTCTAGCTGGGTTTCCGTCATAGAATGCGCGCCTGGAGCATCAGCGTACACAACCTCGATCTTCGCAGCGGTAGTTGCTGGGGGGTACACGAAAAACTCTTTAGGCTGGCGGGGGTCGTAGGTGTAGTGCTGCACGTTTACCGTGCCCGTCTCAGCGTGCCATGCGGGCCGCTGGTCGTCCAAAACACTACGATCAACCAAGCGAATCACTTTTTTAGCCGAAGACGTCGCTAGGTTCCGTGTCACGTCTAGCAGGCGGAGAGCCGACGGGAACACAGTCGATAGAACCTGCCGCGTGCCTGTCGCACACGTAAACGATCCTGATTTCGCATTCGCATCAGGTCGGATGAGTGTGATGGCTAGGTATGATTCATTTACCCAGTTCTGGAGTTCAGTGCGGGGCCAACGAATGTTGCTGTCTTGCAGTACATCCTCAACCCGCTTAATTATGTCAATGACTTTAACTGTCGACATTTGTCCAAGCCTCATTTACGTTAGGCGTGCTAGGATCGTCCGCTTTAAGAGTTCCGTCGGTATTACGCGCACGCTTACGCCCAACCGCCGCTTTCTTAGCAGTAGCTTTACTAGTAGTTTTTTGGGGTGCAGGCTTTAATGTAGCTGCTACTAATTCCCCTGCGGGTGTCAAAACTAGACCGTCGCCGGAAACAGCAGCTACTACAACGCGCTCGCCATCTATAAAGGCCGTCGCTCTGTTGCAAACAATCTCCGCGCTAACCCGATTAATTAAATCGTAAACGTCCACAGTAACCTCCGTTGTGAAACGAGGGGGCATTACGCCCCCTTGAGGTTTGCTACGAAGCAGCGCCAACTAGCGCAGTCATCAGGGCGTCGTTTTTCACAACCTTACGGCCGTAAACCGCTAAGCCGCGAACAATGTCGCCAAAGTCAGACTGGTTGCGTAGTGGCTCGGTCTTGCTAATCTGCGAAGCAAAAGCACAAGCGTGCTTAGTGCCAGCGACCATCATGCGACGGTTTTTAGCGTTAGACACGGTAGCGCCGGTGCTAGTTGCAGACAGGCCAGCGACTAGGCCCTTACCCGCAGCGCCTCTAGGCAGAAGGTTAGAAACATAAACTTCGAAGCGATCCAACATACCGATTTTGCCGGTACGGATGGTGCTTGAGTTGTCGCCTGTGAAATACGCCTGGGCAATGTCAGTTTGCATCAACAGTTGGCGGTCGTAAGGCGTCAGAACTAACCAGCGGCCATCTTCGGGAATGTTCTGTTCGTCCATAGCAGCGGACATACGCAGAATGGTTTTAAGAACGTTCGCAGGAGTTGCCTGATCGACAGGAGCAGTGTCAGTACCCAAGTTGTACTCGGCGGACAAAGCACCGGCAGTACCACCTTTGTTAGCAGCGGCAGCGCCTTCGGTTACGAACCAGTTGTAGAAACACTCGTTCTCGATGGCAATCTTCAACTGTTTAGCAGCGTCGTCGGTGAACATATTCATCAGGTCAATATCGGCCTGGTGCGCAAGAACGTCGTTGACTTGAACGTTGAAAGACTTTGCTTTGTCGATCTGCATGTCAAGGAAAATTGGAGTCGGCACTTCAGCAGTACCTAGACCAGCGCCAGCAACATAGTCACTGATAGTGATCGAAGGTGCGGTACGGATACGAATTGTGTCGCCCTGGTTCTTAACTTCGCCTTCCCAATCTGTGTTAGAGATTTCAGAAAGCATGGTGTTGGCGTAGAACTTAGCGTTTAGCTTGTTCGACCACAACTGGGGGATAAAACTACCCGAGTAGGACGGGGTGGTATCAAAGGCTCCGGAGCCTTGAACGGGAAATACAGCAGCCATGATGGCCTCCTATTAAATATTAGGTATGTGTTGGTATAAATCCCACAGCTGCTTACATAGGTTCGGTGTTAACACACCTAGGCTCGAACGCGGCCTTCCATATAGGCAGTTGTTAGGGTTGCTTCAAGTTTGTTGGCGTCATCGTACTGCTGTCGAGTATTCAAAACGCGGATTTTGTCCCAGCCCGCCTGCAACTCTCGTGCAGTCCAAACTTTCTGGTCTTGTCCCGCGCTCTGCGTTCTCGATGAATTAGCAGAACCATTCGGCGTAACCTGTTTCTCAAGCTCGGCTTGGCGATTTGGACGCGCTTCTGGTTCGACTGCGGCTATGCTTGCCTTCCACAGATTCACGTAATGTGCCACTGCTTCTGCATCGCCTTCGTTGAACGCCGATAACGCTTTATCTCTTCGTGGCCCCCGAAGCATAGGATCATGCTCGTTTAACCACGCTACCCAACGTTCATCGCTGTCGACGTCGGCAAAATCCGGCACTAATGCTTGTAAGCGCTGGGTAAAGCCCATTTCTCCAACCTGACTACCCGTCTGCGCAATTTGTTCTTGCAGCTTACGGATAACCTCGTCTTGTTGCTCTAAGCGGCCCTCATACTCCTGAGACACCTCTTGTGCAACGCGACGTTGAACGTTGATGAGTTCTTCACCAAATTCGGCTCGATCTTCATCGGTTACAAAACTGACTTTCTCCTTCGCCTTTGTCGGTGGTTCCGGCTTCGCTTCCATACCCTTCTGGATAGTGTCCAGTTGGGAGGTAAGTTCCCTCACTTGCGTTAGCAAACGTGGGACTTCCGCGTCGTACTTACCCTGAAGGGTTTTGTACCTCTGCTCGAAATCACTCGCTACGTCCGTCGGTGACGTGCCAGTCGGCGTTACTTCAGCAGGTGTGCTTTTTTCCTCGGTAGCGGCTGATAATTCGGTTTCAGTATCCTTCGGTTCCTCAGAAGATTTTGACTGCTTAGCCTTTTTCTTCTTTGGTTCTTTCTGGGCTTCTAACGTTTTTTCTAACTCTACTACTTCGTCAAGTTGCGCTTGCACCTGTTTTGGCAATGCCATTCTTCTCTCCTTAAAGCACCAACTCCGGTTCTAGCGCCCTTGCGGTATGCTGTTCCCTTTATGGTCTGCTTCTCGTTCATGCTCATTAAGAGCGGTTTGCTACCTTTGGCGATGCTTCGATCGCCGAAAGTAAGTCCTCAAATGCTTCAGCTCGTCCCTGCAAACGGTGAACTTTAACCATATCGTCTGCATAAACTAGCTTCTGCTTGGCTCCATCTAACTCAAGAGCCAGTAATTGCCTAAACGCTTCACTTCCTGGCTCCCTAAGAGCTAGTAGGGTACGAACCGCTTGCGTGTCTGCGTTATTTAAGTCAATCATATTATAAAGTTATCTTATATGTGTTAACGTGTCAACACATACATTTACTAACGTCCGTTAGGGCGCTGGCTTACATAGTTGCTCTGACGGCCACCTTGCTCAGTGCCATCTTCTTGCAAATTAGCCCCGTCCTGCATGGCCATTTGCTCTAACATCATTTGTTGCTGCTGGGCTTGGGCTTGGGCTTGTTGCTTCTCAACATCTTCTCGGCTAGGCACGACACGATCAACATTAGTATTAAGATCGCTCGCGGCATCCCGGAGGAGTTCAGCCGCGCCTGGTAAGCCAACAATTTGCTGCGCAACAGGACTTTCAAGTACAAGACGTAGAAACTCATTTCGGCGGACAGCTTCAGCCTCTTTAACGACAAGCGACATTGCGCCTCGTGCAATAATTTGTACATCACCAATCAAATCCGGGTCATCGCTATAGCGTAGGTTACGTTGATACTGGCGCTCAAGCATTGGGTTTAGTACATCAAAGTCAATGTTGCTAATAACCTGCTTAATGCTCTTGCCAGCATTAGAAATAAGCATGGACAGGCCCGACGAAGTACGTCCGGCACCTGGAACATGCTGCCCCGTCATATAACGGGGGATACCTGTCATTTCGTCAGCAATAGCGGCGAAACGATCAAACACAGCCATAAGCTCTTGTGCATTTGAGTTAGGCTGAAAATAATTTATAGGAGCTGAAGTGTCACCGTATTCAGACTGTTTAAACTGCCATATTTTCCACGGGTACATTTGAGTAATGTCTTCCCCATCGGCCATGCGGCTTGTATTTACGCCGACCTGCGGGCCAGACGAGATACCCATATTATTGGCAAGCGAGCGTGCGGCAGCATTGCACATGTTCTGCGCATCCATACAAAGATCGCCAACGCCATTGCCGTCAACCCGACCAGGGACTTTCTCGAACGAAGTCAGGTAGTACGGCTTGCGCCCGATAGGATCATAGTTCAACACCGCTTTAATAACGACGTTGTTCACCATCCACACTTCGCAAGGGTACGACAACTGCTGATCTTCAACATCAGCCTCGTCCATTCCCCACTCAACGAGCAGTTTGCCTGGGATAGAATCCCACAGCTGTATCGCTGCAACTAAATCGCTTCGCGCATCATCGAAGTCCATACCTGTGACGGCTTCAATTTCGCTTTCATCCTGGTTTAACCAGTCGAACCCATTTACACCGAAGTCCGATAACAACGACCGCACCGCATCCTGGTCATAACCGTCGACGCCGACCATCGCCTCAACGTCGTCGCGTGTCAGGTGGTGTACCTCGATGACAGGCATGTTCTGTATGTCATCGCCCCAAGGTGCCCAATAGAATTTATATGGATCAACCCGTGACCACTCATCGCGCAGTACGTCAACGGCCGCTAGACCGCCTTCAACGTACTTCATGCACTTACGCTTGCGTGGTGTTGGCCCTTTCAAAACCGCATACGGGAACGTGGCAACATCGTTTGTAAATTCGAATACTGCTTTGGTGAACCCGCCCTCTACGAGCTGATCCTCCATTTTTTTCTCCATACGATCCACGCGCTTCTCAGCTTCGTGTTTCATCGCCCGCATGGCTGTGTCTTTCATACCCCCTGCAAGCTGCTTAAGCTCCGCTGGGTCAATAGGCTCGTTACCCGCCGCGTAATACTGCATCAAGTTCTGCTGCATGATGTTCTGCATCGCCGTAGCTACATCAGGCGGAACTTCAGGAATAGGAGTCGCATCCAGTGACCAGGGTTTGTCAGCCCCAGTGCCAAGCAACGTGTCGCGCAGCCAAGCCGTAGCAGTACGGCATTTGCTACTAACTATGCCCATAAATATCTCGGAGCCGCCATGAGCGCGTATTTCAGCTAACTTCGCTGGTTCGTACTCCATGTTGCGGGCGCGGATACAGCTAGTCAGACGCGTCTCTATATTCTGCTTGTGATGTTCACGCATAATTTCCCAGCGCTTACGCGTATGTGCAGCTAACCCCTGAATCATCGGGGCCATCTGTTTTTCTGCATTGGCGCGCTGGGCCATAGCCTCTAAATCAGAGGCTCTTGCTACGGGTATTAGACCGGCTTGCATAGGTACTCTCACATGTGCGATATGGTATACACATTATCGCTTATCTGCTTACATGTCAACACTTACGTCCATCCACTAGAAGATACTTTCACGACGTTTCTACGGGTGTTGTTCGCGGCGGACGCTCCGAATAACTCACCCCCGTCAGCGTGCAGACATATATACTGAAACGCGTCCGCTATATCCGACCAGGGGTGTGACTTCTCTGGTTTCTCGTCCTTAACCCCTTTTGTGTTTATTTTGTAACGATACTTGCCCGCTAGCGCCTGCACTAGTGGCAGTGCGCCGACGGGGTCTAGCACCACTCCGTATTTCCCGTCGACGATACGCGTCAGGAAACTATCTACCGCTGAGAGGCGAGCAGCAACTGAGTTAGTCCTTGCTGGTTTAACCATAAACCCTTCGTTTTTCCATATATCCGCTACAGTTCTCTCGTCCGTTTGGACGCGCTGGAACGCCGCCGGGTCAATTATGACGACGCTATGTTTACCAGGGAACCTGTTAGCCAGTAGTGGTTTTACCTTTTCACGTACAAATCGCAACGCGCCCATGCTGTCAGACGTCAACGCCGCGTAGATGACGAGACGTCCGTCATACGCGATCTGCCCAATTACCGCCGCCGGTGTTAACCCTGCATCCACCCCGATTATGAGGGGGCTGTTAGATGACATGGACTTCAGCTCTTCCTTGGCACAGTGAACAGTACGATCAAATGACTTGTGAACAGGTTGCCCAGATAAACTCTTACCGAACTTCGCGTTTATGTACACGTCGATCCAGTCTTCTGTCTTACCGTGAGCCAAGTTATCGTAATAGTCATCCGGCAAGAACCTAGTCCAATCAGCCTCGGGGCTAAGTCCACTGGGTTGGATGGTTACATGCACGTTCTCAGGCGGCTCAGTGAGTAGAGTCTCCCAAAAGGTATCCATATCGGGCGGGTTAGTCATCCCCCACAGGTGCATGTTAGGTTTACCTTTATCGGTCACACAACCCACACCGTTCATCATCTTATCGGGGTAACGCCCAACACGACCCTGCGCCGCGTTGTAAATATCAGGGTGTATCTCCCTAAATTCATCAAATACGATAAAACTCGCTTGCAGCGACAACAATCGCCGTACGTCGTTAGCGTCGTCGAGACCACGAAATAGCACTTCGCACTCAATATCACCGACTTTTATAACGAATTTGTACTCCGTTTTGAGGAATCCGCCCATTATCCCGTCAGGTATCCACTTGAGGAAGTCAGGTATAGATGTATCGCGCAGCTGCTCTCGGGTGTTACGCACCCAAATACTTCTGGATCGCCTAATACCGTCTTTACACGGGGCCATCATCGCTGCGTGGTGCAGTATTTTCATGATGCCAGCGGTGGTTTTGGTCGATCCCACAGGGCCGACTGCCAAGGATATAAACTTTTCGGAGTAGAAAAAGTCGTCAAGTGACTTGATTACTTCAAAATTTATCTCATGTGCCATTTTCTAGCGCCTGTGAAGAACCCTCGATGGTAATAGCATCGTCCTGATCCACTGCGCGTGTGATGTTTATGACCACTTGGGGGCCACCTGCACCTGCATCCGCCTTGGTATCCGGTTCCAAGTTGCCAAGCTTGTTGAGCATTTTTTGGAACTCTATTCGGGCCGTCGGGTTTACTTGGGGGTTTTGCATGTGACGAAACAAATTATCGAGGTTCACTGCGCCAAGCAGGCGAGCAAATGTCTCCATAGTAGTTGGGTCGTCTTCAATTGCCTGGAGCTGCGCGGGCGACAGTAAGGGTTTGTCTACGCGTTCAGGGTCAATCGCTTTATATACGTGGTTGCTCATAGGTTTAAGTGTTAACACGTTAGCATATTTAACTCAAGTTTACGCGCTTTTCGGAAAAAATGGAAATCGGATTTTTTTAGGGCGGGTTTTTTATATTAGATAAGTTGAATGTATAGGATTTTTAGGGGTTGCGATACATGTACTACATAAGAGTCCACCAGGTGGTGGCCCCCCTCGTGTCCCTACCCCCCCTGTCCGGCGCTCGCCGGTAGTAAGAAGTGCTGACCAACCGCACTATAAAGATCGAGGCCTTGCTAGGGTAGTGGGAATAGCGATCGGACGGCCTTGCGCCCCTGATCC